CCTGACACTACTAACGATAAACACGTTGGTGTTGTCTATCACTTTACTGATACTCTTGAGGTGCTAGGTACTTTCGATACTCGTTCTTCGTTCTTGGTCGATAAGATGCCTGAGATTGTTTATACACCTAAGTCTTTTAGTGAGGTGCGCCCAGCCAGCGACCCCCAAGAGTGGTGGGGGTAATTATGCAGCACTGTTATCAAGATCTTATTACTGCGATTTCTAGTAATAACCAAAACATGAATCATATCACTGTCGTGATAGACGGTGATTATTATCCAGGAACATTTATGTTTGTCGAGGATGACGACAGGTTAGACGAAGGACATCTTGTCATTACAGTG